AAGAAAGCCCCTTGTAGGATTAGTACAAGGGGCTTCTATGAAAAGACTTCGACTTAGACCTTCAAATTACGAATCGTATTGAAGAAATCGTCTTCTGCACCGCCCCCGGCAGCAGCCTTTTCGACTTCAGACAAAACAGGAGCCTCAACCTTTGTTTCCTTTTGCTGAACAACAATAGTCTCTTGATGATCAACAGATTGAAATTCTCTGGGATCAAAGCTACCACCAACGTTGTCATTAGGAATCAAGCCGAGATGCTTCTTGAGTTCGGTCTTCAGATAATCCGGCTCATGAATAATACGTAGAGCAACCAAGTCATGAACTTTTTCCATCCAAGCCTTGCCCAAATCAGGGTCAACAGCACTTGGTTCCATGAACTTAGATTGATCATAATTAGGATATTTCTCAGTGCCACTTGGACGAATCGATTTCATAATCTTGAAATCACGTCCAGTTAAGAAGCTGGTAACATCGCCAAGAGCAGGCTCTTGCATTTCCTTGTTACCAACAATGCCACTGATAATCATTTTGTGCAATGTTTTGCCAATGCTCAAAATCTTAGGACCAACATCAGTGCGAACTTCGTTCGTCTTATCATCGACTTCTTTGCGAACGATGCAATTGTAGTAATATCGTTCAATCGGCTTAATCGATCTGGCTTGGTTTTGAAGCTTAAGTGCCTCTTCTTGACCCTTGCCTTCACTCTCTTTCCACAGCCAATTGTAGTAAAGACAAATTGGGCAATCGCCTTCGAATTTGTCTTTATTCAATTCTTTTAGGCAGTGAATAGACTTGCCATTAACTCGGTGAATACGAGTCGATTGATAAAAAGGATTGGCCTGTCGGTTAAACATACCAGGAAGTGCTGGACCCAATAGTCTTACGACCACGACGCCAGCACCTTCGGGCATCTTAACAAAATTTTCAAGCCAATCATTACCGGCAAATGTATTGCCTTCTTTAAGACGATCCGCTTCGCCTTGCAAACCTAAAATATCTAAACCAGTCATACGTTCTCCAAGTTAATTAAAGTTATTCAAGTTAATCGAACTGCCCTATAGTTTTACACCAAGTAAAAACTCATTTAGTGGCAACTCTTCATGTTATAAGTAGTATCGTTTAATTGGTCAATAGACTTTAGCGGTCTTCAGATATTTTTTTAGTATTTTTGGTAATTACTTTGTTTTTAAATTCTACATCTTTAATATCGTCCGAAACTAATTGACTAAGAATCTTCTCACTGGCTGCTTCTACCTCTACTTCAGCCCTAATTCTGCCGACCATTTCTATAGATTGCTTTTTGAGAGCATCCATTTTTTCTTCAATAGTTTTATAGCCTTCTGCCTCTAATTCTTCCTGTAAATTAGCCTTTTTCTTTTGCGTGGCTAAATATTCTTCCTCCAAAGCTCTTAAAACATCTAAATTATGTTCTAGATTTTCTTCTATTTTGGCCAACTGCTTTTGATTGCGAATAGGATCTACACGATCTCTATAATGTCTTTCCAATAGACTTTTTTCACGCTCAGCCCTTTTTCTGCGGATCGCAAATAATTTGGCTTGATGTTTTTCTTTGGCTGTTGCCTTTTCTTTAGCTTTAGCTTTTTTATCTTGTAATTTTTTCTTTGCCATAAATACTCCTGTTATCTGATATTTGGAATAGAGTCCGATACAACTCCACCCCAATCCAAAGTGTCTTTCACAGACTTGCCATTGCCCGCCAATGGTTTAAAGTCCTCTTTCTCAAAACCTCGATCCAATCCTCCAATATCTGGAGTGAAAAACTTATCGCTCAATTTTTGCATTCTACCGTTATCATCTTGCGTGGTATAAATCATGCCAACCATTAAATTCGGACCCATTTTTTCAGCAAAGATCGGATACCTTTTGCCCAACGTAAAAGCAATCCCTCTTCTTTTGGCGTCCTCCAAAAATATCTTGTCAGCAGGATTGAAAATTTCATGCCTCAAAACATTTTGTTTTCTAGCTTCTGGTGGGACGCCTGTATTTGAAATAACACCGGGCACCCCAACATTCGATGGAGCAGACTTACCTTGTAAGGCTTGCTGCACTGCTGGATTAGCCAATAAGCTAGCCAACATTTGTTCGGGCGATTGTTCATCGGCACCTTCGCTAACGCCCACTACCGGCCCATCATCAAAACTAAACTTCTTATTTTTAATGACAACACCATCTGGCGTCTCTCTGTAATTCACTTTCTTTTTTGTATATTCGAATATTTCGACGCCTACAACAAGAATATTACGGCGAGCTAATTGTGCCATAATTTTACCAGCGAGATTCTCCAAAGGAATTTCTTCATATGGAGTTCCAATCTTCACTAATTTAGTTTTAATCTCTTCTTTATTATATTCGCCCTTCGAAATCTCCTCGTGATAGGAGAATTGAACTTCGTAACCCATATTTACCTTTCTAATTTTACACTTGCATAATAATCTTTATTTTCCAATCGTTTTCCATATCTGTGTAAAAGGCCACGACGTGGAACAAAATTATCTGGATCTAACGCTACTGGTGTGGGAACCAATGCCACATATGGCCCATAAAAATAACCAGCTTGATAATTATTCCCCTTAAATCCCATTAAAAATTGATCGGCTGGATATAGCGGATCTCTATAAATATCCCATTTGCCACTCAATCTCCCCATTTTTGTCACACCAAAAGAATACTTCGTAAATTCAGCATCTGGTTCGAAATCCGAGGAGTTTTCAATTTGCTCCAACAAACCGCCTTCACTATCGCCAGCCACAATCCAATTTGCTTCATGTCCGATTCTAGACTCTATGATTTTGCTAGTTTTTTCAACTGCTCTTAACCCATATTTGTTTTCAAAAGAAATCCTAAGAGCGTTATTTCTGAGATCTTGCAAGATCTCTCGTGTTATTTCCAAACTGATATCTTGGGCTAAAATTAGTATTAACTCGACCACAGGATCTAATCCACATGACATTTTTAAATCTTGCATGGAATCAAAGTTCCAACGAGCCTTTAATGCCCTAGTCTTGGCCAACCACTCTGTTTGACGTAATTCGCCATCTGTATTTTCAAACCTCAAAGTACTACATGGCCCTAAAAACGTTTGCACAGACACCAAATCAAAAATAATAGACTTTTTATAAATTTGATAAGCAATTGGCATCGATATTTTTTTATAAATATCTTTTTCTGTATCTGACAGACGGTTAGACTCGCCATAAACATTATTATATAATCTCTGATTCTCTACGATCAAAGCTAATTGTTCTTGCTTTTGTTTATCATCATCTACAACCCATTTATTATTCTCCATAGCTTTAGCTGCTTCAACAGCATAAACTACAGATCCATCGGCAGCACCAACATCATATTGCTTTTTTTCAACTTTTGGAACAATACACACATCTAATGTATAAATTGGCATAATATCTTTCTTAAATAATCTTTTGAATAACGACCACACAGTAACTCATTTCTGGACGATTCCTACACCATATCTTGTGGGTAATATAATTGGCTCTCTGTTCTCTATTTTGCAAAAATTATGAAAAGCTCTTTTGGCGTTTTCAAAAGAATTAATATAGTCCATGACGATATAACCATCTGCATTTAAATTCGACCAAGCCACATCTAAATGCAACATATGTTTATCATAACCATACTCTTCATTTATAAGAACCAAATCCCACTTATTTTCAGATATATATTTCTGAAATAATATATCATTAACTGTGCCTTCATAATAGTCCACATTTCCACGATATACACTTTTTATATTCTTTAAAGCCAAATTAGCTGAGTAATATTCGCCACTTGTTTCTTGAAATGCAAGTAGTTTTTCTATTGTCTTGCAGCTTTTCATAAAGCTTGTGCTAAAGAAAGCCAAGCCGAGACCCATTTCAATCATACTTTTAGGCTGTATGTATTTGCCTAAATAGTAATAAAATGGGATGTAACGAGGATCAACATAAGCACTCGTCTTTCTTGAGTCTTCGTTGATGACACGCAAATGATCTAGTAAAATGCCAGGGGTAATCACCTGCTTCGATAAATCAGCCTCTAAACAGGACTTAAGCTCTTGTAAATTCATTACAAATATATAGCCTAAACTATTAATTTTTTCCAAATTACAATAAAAAAGGAAGACTAAAAAGAACGCCTTTTTAATCTTCCTTGGCTATGTTGGCTATTCGCCTTTGAATTTTATCTGAAGTTTGACATTTCTATCATCAACTCCTCATGCCGAATTCATTCTGTCCACATTGTAATGATACTGAGTTTCGCATGAGCATCAGTAACATATAATTCAATTAAAC